TCACGTGTAACAAATGTGTTTTCCATCTCATTAGGATCAGCATAGCGTTGAGAAAACTCTTGAAACGAAAATGATCTATGTCTTAGCAGCTGTCGAGCGATGTCTCTAGTTGTTGTAATTTCAATGCATGCGCTTGCCATTTCAAACGGGCTCCAGTGCTTATGCTTAATAAGGTACTCAAGCAACTTGGGTGTCGTTTTCGTGTTAGATTGGTTCGATGGATTGGAGACACGAGCGCAATAAGCGACGAGGTCTTGGATGTTTTCAAGTCCCATAATTCCTGGTTCGCCTGAATGTACATGCCGTACGGGTTGACTGTGCGATAAGAGACGGGCATGCATTATCCTTGACCTCGAGACTTTTTATATGATCGACGTTTATGTTTATTCATTGAAGACGTTTTAACATTACCTTTGCCAATACTAGTCTTCTTACTGTTAGTGATACCTTTTTGTGCCATTTAGCTACTCCATTTTAAAATCTTTGAATCGTTCGTTTACTTGAGACTTATCGAATGCTGGTGTATCATCTACAACACCTTCAGTTGGATTATCTGCATCGAATAGTCTCATCTTAGCTCTATCAACGCCTAGTACAAATCGTTTATATCTACCAGGATCGTTATATCTATTCTTAAGCTGCTTAACCATTATCTGTCCTTGAGCTTCTAGCTCTTCAGATGATATAAGAGCAATCATTAAGTCAGCGGTAGCGGGTAGTCCAAAAGACTCGGACGTATCTTCAAGCCCAGGGTCTGAGCTAGTAAAACCCGAACGTGTCGTTTGCGTCGCAGAGAAGACCGGTACGTTGAACTCAACAGCAAGGCCACGTAACTCCTCGGCAATAGCTTTAATATACGTATAAGAATTGATCGATCCTCCCATAGCTTTCATACGAGCAGATGCACAGATATTAAGATAGTCAATAAAGATAATCTCCGGTACAAAGTTACGTTTAAGCTTTAGTTCGTTTAATAGCGCTCTGAAATGACTAGAGTTAGCCGCGCCTGTTGGATATTCTTTTATGATTAACTTACCATTAGTCTTAGAAGCAATATCATCTACCTTACTCTTGAATATAGGCTTAGCAATGTTCTCTAATTGATCTATAGGTATGTTAAGTAGATTAGCATCTATACGTTCAGCGATACGCTCTTCAGCCATCTCCATAGTAATATATAGGACGTTCCTACCTTGGCTTAGTATGTTACCAGCCATATGACACATAAAGAGTGACTTACCTACTCCTGTTCCTGCGAGCGCAATATTGAGAGTCTTATTAGGAATACCACCTTTTGTGATTCGGTTAAGGTATTCCAGATCGAAAGGTATTCTTTCTTCTTGCTCGTGATAGAAGTCATAACGTTCCTCTACATTCTCGATATAGTCGTGACCGACTGATGAGTCAAACGTTACTGCTAACGCTTTCTGTAACAAATCAGGTAAAGCGTTCTTAGTAAGCTCTTGATGCTTACCGTCAATTATAGAGATGCTCTCCATAATCGCATTATGTATAGCTCTATCTTGACACCACTTCTCAGTAGTATCTTCAAGCCAGTCCTTATCTGCTTTATCAGATTTAGTATCGAAGATGTTAGGTAACATCTCCATAGCAGCAGTATACTGATCGTCATTGTAACGACCGCTCTGATCTATCTCAATCTTAAAAGCATCTATAGTAGGTAGCTTGTTGTATTTAGCAACAAACTTACCTACCTCAAGAAACAACTGTCTTGTCACACCTGCAAAGTATTCAGGTTTAATAAAGGGTAGCACCTTACGCATAAACGGCTCATCTATCAATAGATGACGTAGTATAAGCTGCTCTAAATTATTGTTCATTATCTTTCATTCCATTCAAGTTCTCAAACATTACGCTCTCTAGTATTTTACCTGCATATCGTTGAAAGTGCAAGTTATCAGTTGTAAGTTCTTCATCTGGACTTGAATGTAAGGTCACATTAAACTTCATCATATCAGATTTATTATCGATAGAGATCTCTCCAAAGGAGAATACTGATTCAATAAACTCTCCTTCTTTGATACGAATATGCCAATGATCATCATCACCAGGGATTAACTCAAACTCTTTGTTCTGCTCGAACATACCTGGTATACTAACCATCAACACTCTCCACTATGTCATCCATACTTACTAAGGACTTATGTCCTATCTGATATTGCTTCTTTAAGAAATCTTTGAAATCTGATCCATTAAATATTGGATCCCAAAACGATTTTTCGAGCGTAGCATCGTATCTAACTTTACCTCCGATTTCGCCAGTTGATGGGTCAACCACAGCGTACCATCCGTTAGAAGGCTTAACAACATAGCCACCAGCGAGAGCACAATCCAAGAGACCAGAATACTTACGTACCCCACCCTCCCAAGAAACTGTAATAGGTATTTTTGACTTTTCTTTAACATAACGACTTTTCTCCACATTAATAACAAAATGATATCCTTGAATCTCTGTACCTTTTTTATCCTGCTGACGTCCTAAGATCCAGATATTATCAGCGCTATAGTAAATACCAGTACCGCCACCAACAACATCCTTAGGAAACAATCCTATCTCTTTGTAGGTATGATTGATAGCAAGCATAGGTATTGACTTCATAGTAAGATAAGGAGTACACATACGGAATAGACCTTTAAGAGCCTTTGCACGTGACATATCTGCTACTGACTTCTCATTGATAGCATCATCTAGTTCTTTCTTAGATGCTAGGTTACCAATAGAGTCAATAACAATGATTACCTTATCAGCACGATCGATAGTCTCAAGCTGAGATATCAGATCAAATTTTAGCTCTTCTACGTTAGCAATAGGAGTATGTAAGATACGAGAAGTATCAATACCGAATTGCTCAAAGTATGATTGAGGAGAACCAAACTCTGAATCGTAGAAGAGCATTACGGCATCAGCATTACGTTCAAGATAAGCACCAGCCATTAATAAGGCGAATGATGTCTTAAAATGTTTAGAAGGTCCAGCCAGTACTGTTAAGCCTGGGGTCACTCCACCATCTACTGAGCCTGACAGCGCTACATTCACCATAGGTACATCTGTAGGCGTCATATCCGTTTCTGTAAAGAACTTAGACTCAGACAGGATATCCGTAGTCTTGATCTTCGAGTTCTTTTTTAGTTTGTCCATAATTGACATGTTGTTGTTTCTCTCTCTCATCTAGTTCATATTGTTGTCTATAACTATTGTTTATTATAGCTGCTTCCTTTAATAAGGTCAACTGTTTATTATAGGTTATAAAAGCAGAAACGTCTTTAGGGAAGCATGCTCCACCATATCCTTGTTTCCCATCAAATCCAGGGACCTTGGTATGACTAGGCCCAATCCTATCATCAGCACCAATAGCTTTAATAATTGTTGCGAAGTTTGCATTTGTTTCTCCTATTGCATCGTATAGTTGATTGAAGAATGTTACCTTCATAGCTAAGAATGTATTGATAGTATACTTAACAAACGATGCTTCTTCTCTTGTCATATGATATGAAGGACATGGAGAACATAAGCTATATGTTGTATACAGCTTTTCTACTCTCTTTGTAGCCCATTCATCTCCTCCTAAGATATGAAACGAAGGGTCAACGAACTGTTCGTTAGCAGACTTCTCTGTAAGGAACTCTGGATTGTAAACAACATTCGTCGGCCAGTCTGCAACTATATCAGGTGTAACTGTTGATTTAACTACTACAAGTATGTCTCGTTCTTTTAATTGTTCAATAGTGCTATCAATAATACTACTATCAATAGCACCGCTGTCTCCCATCGGGGTTGGCACACACACAAAAGCACAGTCATATACAGTGTTATTAATATCGTCCAGGTGAGTATCATATTTCGGGTCTATTATTGTCTTTTCTATTTTAGGATGACTAAAACCATAATCTACTGCTTGGCCAACAAAACCGTGGCCAACAATTAATATTTTAGGCATTACTTACTCTCTTCCTCAAATCACTTGTAGAGAATCTATGTTCTCTTTTATTAAAGTATATCTCTATACCTCTCTTAGCACATATAGCTCTACCTGTAAATGTACCGTGTTTATATTCTTCACCTATAATACGAACATCAATCTGAAACGTATTCAGTATATCTTCTAAGTCCTGCTCTGTCTGATAAGGTATAACCTCATCAACATACTTAACTCCAGATAGCTGTATATATCTTTCTACCAAAGTCTGGACTGGTCTATTCTTTTCTTCTCTATCTACAGAAGGATCTACTTGTATACCACAAACAAGATAATCACATTGCGTCTTAGCTTCCCTAAGCATTGCAATGTGACCAGCGTGTAATAAATCAAACGTAGATGCTGTAAAGCCTACTTTCATTTCTTCTTTCTCAATCTACGGAGTTTAGTATACAGACGTTCTT